TGCCGCCATACAATTATGCCGCATGAACGATGGTGAACCTGCGACTGCTCACATTCTTGCTGTACTGGTTGAAGATGTCCGGCTGCTCTTTCCGCAGTCGCTGAGAATCCACCCGTTTGCTTTCGGAGGATACCCACGATACCTTATAACCCGGTGCTGTGCCATAGGCAGCATCCTGCATTTGCAGCTTGACCTGTTGCTCGATGGCCGTTTTCTCCTGTTCCATCTGCTCGATTTGGTCAGAAAGCTCCTGCCGCTTATCCAGAAGTCCATGCAAGGCACTCAGATCAGCGGTCTTATCCCGGTTGTCTACCTCATAAAGCTGGTTGATCTGCTGGGTGTCACAATCGCAACCGTTGGGTGCAGGGGGAATCTGCGGCACGACATGACGTGCCCAGAACAGTTCTTCCTTATCAATAAGATCAGAAAGCACCTGCTTATCTGTCACGATCTTGTGGATCACCAGCTCTCTGCCGAAAATCAGAGCCGCCACATACCAGCAGTCGAAACCGCTGACGGCTAAGTAGTGGTCAACCTGCGCCAGATAATGAGCTGGAATTTTACCATCCGCCCACTTGTCCGCAGAGAAGGGCGAAACCGTTTTGCACTCTAATCCAGCTTTTTGCCCAACGATTAGGCGGTCAAAATCTGCCAGAAGCAGAGGATGTTCCTCGCTCTGATAGATAGCGTTTGCACGGCGCACCTTCAGGCCGGTTGCTTCGGTAAACCGCTGCGCCACATAATCCTCCAAGTCACGACCCTGCCGCATGGCCTCGTTGTCGATATTTTCAGTGGCATCGCTGATTTTATCGTGGTACACCTGAAATGCAGAACGGTAGGGATTCAGACCAAGGATAGCCCCGGCATCCGTGCCGGTAATGCCGCATTTGCGGTAGCGGAGCCAATCTTCTTTGGACAGGTTCCGTGTAGATACAAGTCGTTTCATGCAATGTTCAACCTCTCTTTCATCTGTTCTTCCGCAATAGAGAAATCATATTCCACCAAGTCCTTGATAATCGTGGAAAACTCATCCACCAAAGTGCGGTCATCGTCCAGCCACAGGGCATACAGGAAATCCAGAATGTTCCGCTGCACCCGGAGATGGTTCCAGAAACGCTCGTCCATCTGCTTTTCGGTGTCCAGTGTAATCAAGGCACTGACAATGATGCTTTTCATTGTGATCTCGTATGCCGTGGTGCAGGTAGGCTTTGGAAAATCGGCTTCGATGATGTTCAGGAACTCAGAAAATTCCCGGACAGCCCGGTTGCTCACATCGTTCATACGTCCTCCTTTATGCTGCTGCCAGCACCATCTTGTAAGCCTTGTCGATCATGGGATTGCCCTCTGCGGTGCGCAGGAACAGGTTTTCGTTGTAGTTGCGAGTTTTACGGATGGGGTCTGCATGGGTGGCAAAGTCGGAAACAGCGTTCACGAACCGCCAGCCGTTCTTTCCGACCCACTCCAGATCGGGTGCATTATAATAGCGAGCCTTCAAATCTTCCTGCAAGCGCAGGTTGTTCTTTCGCTGACCATCGGTCATGTCTTCGGTGACAGGGAAAAACTCATTGATAAACTCCTGCACCTTGCGGTCAGACAGCTTGATGGTAGTCAGTTCATGGATGCCCTTGCCCAGTTCACTCATATAGCTGTTGGCAAGCTGCAAGGTTTCGCAGGCATCCTGAACCCGAAGCAGAACATTTTCGGTGTGGCGAGCAGTCCAGATGCGCTTTGCAGTACCCAGAGCCAGATTCAAGGTGTTCTGGCAAACCACACGAACCGGAGTCATAGCGACCTTGACACCAGAACTGCCATCATGGCTGTTGAAGAACACAAGATATGGGGTGACTTCATCTCCGGCGATGATGTACTTCTCCGGCAGTTTTGCCAGCATCCACACTTTCTTACCGCCCTGCAAAGAACCGGCAGTTTCGTAAGTGACACCCTCACCCAGCAGGTCATCGGTGAACTGAAATGCTTCTTCGTTCTGCACAATGCGGTAGCGGTCAGACACCACGCCCAGAACAGCATCATCGGTACTGCGGACGTTAGCCCGATAGCCGGGGATCATAGCACCCGTGCCGGAATAGATGTTGCGGCTCTCGACCTGCCAATCCAGACCAGCCAACTCTAAGGCTTCACGACTTGCAGGGGCATCCATCACGATACGGCCAAGACCATGCCAGGGGGTCTCACGGACAGAGAACATGGTTTCAACATTTGCGGACATAATCTTTACCTCCAAAATTTTATTTCTGATTGATATTCTTACTTCTTTTCGATCTGATGTGCTGTCCAGACAATGATCTTTGCAGCACCCCTTCCAACTGCTTTCACCACCTCCACCAACACTTTTTCCAAAATTTCAGTCATTGATTTTTCCTCCGTTTTTCTGTAAAAAGTAAAGACCTGTAAGCTTCAGAATTTGCTTACAGGTCTTTCTGTCCAAGATTATAATATATAATTATATCTGAATTAGATACGCTTAGCTTGTGCCAAGTGTGTCAGATGTGTCAGTGTTTTTACAAATCAGCCTTATATTTTCGTGTTTTCTGGGCATTTTAGGGTTGAAAATATAAGTACATACGGGGTTTCTTTTGAAAATTTCTGACACAACTGGCACAACTGACACACCCCTCTTACCTTTGAATTTTCGACCGGATACCCACGACTACTGTGAGATCATGCCATTCGTTTTTGCGGATTCCTTGATTGCGGGATGCCTTGAATGCCTTTGCTTCCTCGAATGAAATCGAAAAGCGAGCCATTTCGATAAAGCCATCCATCGTATACACTGTGGCATTCCTCCCCTGCAACTCTGACAACTGGAAATCAAGCACCCAGCGAAACTTTTCATTCGTCACCGGAGTGATCTGTGCCACGCAGCTGTTGATAAGTTCCCGATTGACATCGTTCTCCGATGCCTGCTGCCACTCATCCAGCTTCTGCGAAATCAGGTTCATGTCCAACGCTCCGCTGCATTCATCCTCCTGTTCTACGCTCTCATACTGGGACTGCAATTCTGCAATCTGCTCGTCCAGACCTTTGCGGCGTTCCAGAAGTTCCTGTTTGGTAATGACGCCATCCGCGCACATATCAATGTACTTAGCTAATCTCTCTTTCTGCCGGGCAATGCTGTTCTCCAGCATTGCCTTCTTAGAAATACGGACGCTTTTCTCTTCTGCCATACAGCGGTTCAGGATTTTATAGACCTCTTTGACGGTCTTACCTTTGTCAAAGGTAAGATGCTGGAGCACCTTCTCTGCCATCAAATCCAGCTTCCACTCACAGATTGCCTTAATCTGGCAGCTGATGTTCAAATCAAGTCCATGCTCCTGCAAGTAGCTGATGCTGGGTTTTCGGGTGCGGCGGTAGCACTGGAAGCCGTGAATTACAGCACCGTCACGATTTACGCGCCACTTGAACTGGATAAATCCAGCACCACAGTTGCAGCGCAGCTTTGCCGTCCAGATAGATTTCGGCGTATTTCTCATATACTTATGCTTCTTTCCGTTTTCATCGATTACTCGTGCTGATTTCGAGGTCAAAATCTGCTGGCACCTGTCCCATGTTTCCTCTGACACCAGTGGTTCAAAATCGCCTTTCACATAGACGTAGCTGCTCTCGTCCAGATTTTTAACACGTTTCTGCGTCAAATAGCCGTCACTGTGGGATTTGTTGTAGCAAATGCAGCCTTTATAGGTTGCATTATGTAACACCCGGCTCACCTTGGAAGCGTCCCACGAGACATGCCCGCTTGCATCCAATCTGCCTAAGCGGTACAATTCCGCCGCCACTTTTTGAAGCCCGACTTTTCCGGTCGAGTACATCTGGTAAATCAACCTTACAGTCTGAGCCTGATCCGGGTCTGGAACATAGGTTCCGTTCTCTCTGCGGTATCCCAAGATATTTCCGCTGCCATACAGAACGTGCTTTTCCCGGCTGATTTTCTGCCCCGCTTTGACTCGCTCCGAAATTTTGCGACTTTCATCCTGTGCCATGGAAGACATGATTGACAATCGAAACTCGCCATCATCGGTGGCCGTGTTGATGCCATCGTTGATGAAAAACACATTCACGCCCACAGCCTTCAACTCACGGGTATAGGACAACGTGTCAACCGTATTTCGTGCAAACCGGCTTACCTCGCGGGTAATGATGAGATCAAACTTGCCCTTTTTGGCATCCTCCATCATACGCAAAAACTCCGGCCGCTTTTGCGCCTGCGTTCCGGTGATGCCCTGGTCTACATAAACCTCCACGATTTCCCAATCCGAGTGCCGGGAACCTTCAATTTTATACCACTCCAACTGATTTTCCAGAGCATTGATCTGTGCCTCATGTTCCGTTGAGACACGCGCGTATACTGCTACTCGCATATTTTTACCTCCACATTTTGAGATTTCAGGATAAAAAGAAAGGCTCTGGCAGAATCCTCCACCAGAGCCTTTCTCTGTTGCTTACGAAGCCTTTGCAGGCGGTTCTTCCTCCTGCTCACGCTTCATCCGAAGGAAGTTCTGATAGGTAGGCAGGGTCAGCAGTCCTGCCGCAAAAAGAGCTTCAATCAGACAGTAAGCCATCGCCTTTTCGTCAACGTCCATCATCGTAACACCTCCGTAGTGATTGTGATCGTGCTTCGGATTCAGTAATATAACATATCACCGAAAAGTCAGCTGTTACGGACGAAGGCGGATACCATAGAACCCCCACACTGGGTTTTCCGAGGCGGTGAGACGCTTTCGGTCACGAACACCGCCAGCCTGCTCCATGTACTTGTTGAACGCTGTAGCGCTGCACGGACATGTGCCGTTTTCATCGCAATAGGCCTCATACGCTCTCCTCAAATCAGATGTAGCAGTAAAATAGTTGTAGTCCCCCATTTCGCAGTGGTTTTCAAGGAACTCTTTAAGATAGTCCATCGAGTTTTTCCGCTGTACACCTCTCATGCAATCCACATCCGGAATCGGCGGGAACTGCCAGCCTTGATCCATCAGATCTCTAGCATACTGCAGTGCCTTTGTCACGATTGCATCGCGCTCCTTCCAAAGTTTCTTAGCAAGATTCGGATCTCTTTCTTCCTTCGGAACAGAGTTCATGAACGGAAGGAAGATAATTCGATCAAGAAATGCCGGGTCATTTGATTCAATTCTCAGGGGGAAATTGGTGGCAAACAGGAATTTCATATTATGGTCAAGCTTTAAGGCTCCCTGATTTTTGCGCTGGATTTCGATGCTGTCTCC